AATCGATGGGCGTATCCACCTCTCGTATCACTTCCAAACTCCTTGGAGTCCACCAGAGAAGATTATGGAATGGCTATTTCAGCACGGCAAGGAAAACGGCTTTACCGTCTATTGGCACTACGAGGAAGAACAGGGCTGGGGCGGAGAAAGAGAACTCCGAGATGGTGAACTCACCGAAGAGACTTGGGATATTCCAAGTAGCCACGCCGAGTATGTGGCGAGGAATCAGGAGTGCTTCTGTGAGTGGGCCGCACCTGAAGATGCCTTTCCCGACTGTCCAAAGCCCGAAGAAGCCAACGCCTAATTGGATTTGGGCCTCGCTAGAGGCTAGGCTTACGCCATAGATTTGTAATAGTTATAAAGGAGAGAAGTGCTTACTCAAGGTGAAGTTCAGGAACGGATTGAGAAGTTAGAGGAACACATTGAGGCATTGACAGACGAGATTCGGGCCGCTGGTCACGACGCTGCGATTGCTGAAACTGATTACGAAACGGCTTACGCCCAACAACGATTGCTCGCACGATTTAATGCGAACGAAGAGGGTAAGAAAATAACCGCCCCCGCCGTTGATGACACTGCTGTTGTAGCAACTAGCGAACTTCGACGCGCGGCGTTGCTTGCTCGCAACAACCTATCCACCTTGCGTGAGGCTCTAGCGGCTGCCAAAACTAATATGGACGGGCTAAGAACTCTTGCGGCTTCTCACCGAAGCGTTGCCCCATAAATAACTTGCTTTCGGCGGTAGTTTTTCCAAACTAGCGTGTTATCGTCAGTGGTGAAGACCACTATGGAAAAGCCACCAATAACCGAGCAAGATATCAAGTTAATTGCCTTAGAAGAGGGTCTTCGCTCGGCTATCACTTTGGATAACCTACGCTTGGATATGCTGAATCGAGCCGTTCAATGGCTTGAGGAAGAAACTGGTTTGGAAACCTACGAAATCCGGCAAGAAATAATTTCCCAAAAGGCTGGACAAGTGAAGCGCTCTCTTGATACAATTAAAGCCGTTCGTCATTTACTTCAAGATGACGGGCGAAACTAAACGCATTACCTATTAGAGAGAGAGGACTTTCAATGTCCAACGGTGCAAACACCACAGTAGTAGGCAACCTAGTTGCTGACCCAGAAATCAAGTTCTTCACGAGCGGAGATGCTTACTGCAACATCACAGTTGCCGTATCCAGCCGCAAGAAGGACGACGCAGGAAACTGGGTTGACGGAGAAGTGTCATATTTTGACGCAACTCTCGTTGGCTCGCTTGCTGAAAACTTTGTCAACTCGTTGTCAAAGGGAACTCGTGTCTTCGTGACCGGAACCCAGACTCAACGCCACTGGGAAGACAAGGACGGCAACAAGCGCAGTTCCTACGGCATCAAGGTTGACTCGGCAGGCCCAGACCTTCGTTGGTCAACTGCTTCTGTCACAAAGGTCGTTCGTGGCGAGGGTGGTGCTTCCAAGCCCGCTTCAGCACCGGCCGCCACTGCCCAGAGTTCCTTTGACGAGGAGCCCTTTTAAGGCACAAGGTTGATGGCGGATTCCGTTTGGGAAGCCTCGGCTGACCCTAAGAATCGCTAATCAAAGAGTTTCCCCTAGACCTAGCGAGTTTCTGGTTTTACCCCTTTTTACCAGAGAACAAGCGAACACACGAAGCCTTTTGTCTTCTTTTGGCGAGTGAATCGGTCTAGGGGATTTCTCACATAAAAAGTCAATTTCACAACATTTCAGCAAAAAGATGCTGTAGTGTTTCCAAACGTGACCTTTCCAAACCACGGCGACAATAAAGAAGACGAGTTCGGCTTTACGCCCGACTTCGACTTCCCTGAAACGCCGATTTACCTTGAGTTTGATTTATTCAAGGCTTTCTTTGGGTCAGTTTGGAAACAAGATGCTTTATGTAAGACCCCTAACGCCGAGCACTTGGATAAGTTCTATCCCGAAGCCGGGGTTCACGGTGGGAATCACCTCGCCGCGCCGAGAAAACTTTGTTTGGAATGCCCGGTCCGATACGAGTGTTTGGAAGAGGGAATCGATGAGCCTTTCGGAGTTTGGGGCGGACATTCGCCAAGTCAACGACGCCGGATTAGTTTAATGCTGAAAAAGGGTAGTAGCCTTATAGAAGCAAGCCAATTTATAGACCAACGGAGTAGAGATGCCCGACGACCAGAGTAAGGTAAATAATTACGCCGAACTCGGTGCTTCCGGTCTTTGGCGCACCGGTGGATTCGTCATTGACGATATCCTTCCTCAACTCCGAGGAAAACAAGCCCTTACTGCTTACCGTGATATGTCGGAGAACGACCCAATCGTGGGTGCGATGCTGTTCGCTATTGAGCGCATCATTCTCCAAGTTGACTGGCGTGTTGACCCTTACGATGATGCGACTGGCACAACACCAACTGATGAAGACCGTGCGATAGCGTTGTTTGTCCAAGAGTGTATGGATGATATGAGTCACTCGTGGCACGAGTTTATGATTGCCATTCTTTCGTTCTTGCCTTACGGCTTTTCTTTCTTCGAGATTGTTTACAAACAGCGCAAGGGGCCGAATCAGAAAGACCCATCACAGCGCTCTAAGTTCTCCGACAACAAAATCGGTTGGCGAAAGATTGTTATGCGCGCGCAAGACTCCTTGTGGCAGTGGCAATTCGATGAGAGCGGCGGAATCAAAGCGTTCATTCAGCGCGACCCCACTACTGGTCGCCTCAATGTAATCCCGATTGAAAAGGGTTTGCTGTTCCGCACGACTTCGGCTCGTGGAAACCCAGAGGGTCGTTCTATTCTTCGCAACGCCTTTAAGTCTTGGTATTACAAGCGTCGTATCGAAGAGTTCGAGGCGGTCGGAGTAGAGCGTGACCTCGCTGGTTTGCCAGTCGCCTATGTTCCCGCCGAGTGGCTAAGTTCCAACGCCACCCCTGCTGAAAAGATGGCACTACAAGCGATGCAGCAAATCGTTCGTAATGTCAAGCGCAACGAAACAGAGGGAATCGTTCTCCCTACCTTGTTTGATGAGAACGGCAAGCAACTAATCGACTTTAAGTTGCTGAATAGCGGTGGAAACCGTCAGTTCAATACCGACCAGATTATTTCTCGCTACAACCAGCAAATCTCAATGACCGTCTTGGCCGACTTTATTATGTTGGGTCACGAGAGCGTGGGCTCGTTCTCACTAGGAACTTCCAAAGTAGAACTCTTTATGGCCGCCGTTGAGTCGTGGGTTCGCCTAATTGCTGAAGTTATCAATAGCCACGCTATTCCTCGCCTAATGAACCTAAACGGATTCGACACCGAGCGTTGCCCCACCCTTTCTTATGGTCAGGTCACAGCCGTTGACCTACAGGAACTCGGCGGATTCTTGGGAACCCTTACCCAAAACAAGTTGATTACACCAGACAACAACTTGGAAGACTTCCTGCGAGAACTCGCTGGTCTGCCCGATTTTATGTCACAGCCAGATGGTATGGCCCAAAACCTACGCTACGGCGATGGTGGTCAGTTCGCTCAAGACCAAATTATGCAAGGGAAACACCCCTTTATTGGCGTAAAGGGCGACTCTTCAGGTGGCGACGACTCAACTGACGGACCAGTTCAGAACCCACAGGGCGGGGTCAACGACCAATCGGGCGGTAGCGGAATCCAATCGGAAATCAGCAGCCACGGCTATCCCGGTGAGACTGGACAAGTTCCACCATCGGCTAAGGGCAAGACCAAAGACGACAAGGGTATGAACGGCCCTCTAACCAACAATCAAGGCCCGACTTCGTAATGAAGCGAATTATGTTTATCAGTCCTAAGTTTGCTAAGAAGCGCAAAAGCGTATTGCGAGTTCAATCACCACTCAAGGCCGCTAGGCGACAACGCTCTAACTAAACAGAGATTTGGAAAGAGTGGGGTAAAGTAATGAACGAACTAACCACAAGGGAGTCGGCCGTGTCACAAGTGAGCATCTTTGATGTAGTTGCTGATATCGCTTTGGGCGACATTATTAAGAACCAGAACCTAAACGCAGATGTGCGTGAGGGTGCTGCCGACCTCTTACGAGAGGGCTACCTCACCGCAGATGTTATGGCTGTTTCTAAGGGCGAGGGCGAAATGTCCGTTGTTCTTATTCCCAACGAGGAAGTCAAAGACGAGTCGCCAGTTTGGAAAAAGTTGGCTGGCAAGGTATTTGGCGAAACCGAACTTTCGGCTGGTGCTGAACAGCGTTTGATTTCTCGCAATATCGCTAAGGGCTTGGCTTCCGTGTCACACCCCTTTGTTAAGAGCGCCAATGCCTTTGGCGGCGTTCACGCTTGCGTAGTCTGTGGCTCAACCGCCGAGACTGATGTATGTGAGCCGCTAGACAAGGCCGTAGGCTTCCCATTCTCCTTTGCCCCTAGCCCCGTAGAGCCAACTGCTGATATGAACGATGATGGCGCGGTCCAAGTCCAACTCGACCCACAGACAGTTGCCTCAATTATCGGTGCGGTTCAGACTCCCGACAACACCGATAACTCATCAAGCGAGAGCGAGAGTTCATCTTCATCAAGTAGCAGTAGTAGTTCCTCATCATCTTCTAGTAGCAGCGACTCCACCGAGGAATCATCTTCCTCAAGCAGTTCCTCTTCCTCATCATCAAGCAGTAGCAGTAGCGACAGCGAATACTCAAGTGCTGATGACTCATCAAGTAGTTCCTCTAGTTCGAGTAGTTCCTCATCTTCCTCAAGTTCGAGCAGTTCGTCTTCTTCGTCTAGCGATGATGCGATTCTTGGCGACAGTTGGAAAGACGGCCTTGACCCTTGGCAGGTAGAACTTGCTGAAAGCCTTGACGAAATCGTTGAGGATATCGGTCGTATCCCTACTACCGAGGCTAACTACACCGATGTCTCTCCATACCAAGCATCCGGCCAGAACTGTAAGAACTGTATTGCTTACGATGGCGGTTGTGACTGGGTAGCCGTTCAGCCAGCCGAGGGCGGATGGTGCAAGTTCAATATTGTTCCAGTCCTTATCAAGTCTTCTGCTGAAACCGAAGCCTTTATGAAGAACCCATCGGTTTCCAAAGTAGAGAGTATGGCTTACGGCGACTTGCCAGAGGACTCAAGCGATTCAGAAGACGAATCCTCAAACCCTTTTGGAATGAGCATTAACGCCGATGGCACTTACGGCGCGCCCATTACCGACCCCAACTCTGCCCCTAGCCGTGACTCACTCGCTAGTGGCCCGATGCTGAAATCGCAGCCAAGTTCGGGCTCGGTTCACGTTGACTCAACTTCTTGGAACGGCAAATACGAGCCAGAGATGCCAGAGAATATGACTATTCTTGACGAGCAGATGCCAGAGCCACTCAACGAGTTTGGTGAAGTCGCAGAAGACGAAGACGACAGTATTCCCGGCACTATCCGTAAGGATGCCGACCTGCGCTACACGCTCGGCCCTTGGTATGTTCCATACTCATCAGATGCACACGGCGAATGGACCGACCCATCAGAACTTCAGCAAGCCCTTTGGGGTTATGTCCGTTCAGGCGACCGTGATATCCGACTCCAACACAATGTAGATATCGTTGCTGGTGAGTGGGTAGAGGCTATGACTTGGCCTTACGAAGTGACCTTGCCAATGGTTCAGGCCGGGACTGGTGCTGTTTCCAATACTAAGTTCCCCGCTGGAACCGTTTTCCTCGGCGTTCTTTGGAAGCCTTGGGCTTGGGAATTGGTGAAGCAAGGAAAGATTGGTGGCTACTCAATGGGTGGCACAGGCGCGGGCGTAGAAGTTGATATGCCAGCCCCAACCGATATTCCGACTTTCCCTGCTGTTAACAACTAATCCCCCTATCTACGACTAGGGTTTTCCAAAGTAGGGGATAGTATCTACCCAGAAACTTCCCCACTTGGAGGCCGCCGTGTCAGAAAACATCTTCTCGCAGATTGAGTCTTGGATTCGCATCGTTAAAGATGCCAACGAGTCGTTGGCTACCGTTATGCGCCACGACCAAGACCACGACGACTGGCACAGGATGCACGGTGACGAGCCTTGCACCTCAGAGGCAGATTGCGCCCAAAAGCGAGCCAAATACGCCGAGGTGAAAGACGAGCAGGAAGTCACTAAGGGTGACGTTGAGGGTCACGAGTTTCACGGAAATCAGTACACCGGTGCTGTCAAAATCGGTGAGGTTCAGGGCGCTACGGGTCACACTATCCACGTTCAGGTTCTCCCCACAGGTGGAAAGTATGGTCTAGACAAAAAACTTACCAACACTGGTAAGCCAATGGTTGAGTTCTACGACAAGACCTACGCTGGAAAGTCTGGCTTCGACCCAGAGGGTCAGTTCATCACACGCTACAACGCAGACACCCTCGCCGGAAGACAGGGCGGCCTCATCTTGCACGGCGGCGAACCTGCGTGGTCGGTTCCTGCTAACGAAATGGCAAAGATTCAGCCCGCTATTGATGCTGTTGGCAGCAACGTTGAATCACAGACCGCCCAAATCACTAGTGACTCAAAAACCAAGCCGACCGTAAGCAACCCAGCAGCAAACCTCGCTAGGACTCACACCAGCATCAACAATGCACTAAAGGCTGCGGTATCAGCAAACGGCGACCTCAAAGACTTGATTCGTACTTCTAAGTCATCAAAGACACGGGGCTACTACGGAACCGTTGGTGATGACGACCTTATGTGGGGAACACACCTAGACCTCAAGGATGCCCACGAAAAGTTGGCCGCCTTGCACACACGCGCCGCAACACAGGCAACCAAAGTTGGCGACACGGAACTAGCAAACGCTCATATTCAGGCGGCCAATGCTCACCGTTTGGCTGCTGAAACGGCAAACGACCGCCGTAATCGTGGTGGCGACACCACCCCTAGCCAAGCAGAAGTCAAGGAAGCACAAGACACCGCTAGAAAGAGCGCTCGTGCTATTTCGGCCTCGCAGAAAATCCTAGATGGCTCGAAGACCGCTCAAATCACCAGCGATTCGCAAACTAGAAGCGGAACATCCAATGTAAAGTTTGGACCATCTGAAACAAGCAAGATGCGTAGCGAGGCTGCTCGCCTTTCCAACCAAGTTCTTCACAAAGAAGACGCAGAGACAGATGCGCACGTTGCTCACATCGAACTCGCTAATAGCCACGCTAACGCCGCTAGGAGTGCTAGGGAAGATGGGCTAAACAAATTAGCCAACGCTCACCAGAACGCTGCGAACGCTCACGCTAATGCTGCTGTTGCCGCTACTTTGGGTGGCGACAACTACACCAAACTCGCTCAAGCCGCTGGTGTTGCGACTGCTAAGGCCGACAACATCAACTACGAGCGCCCTATCAATGACGGAATTGCTGGTGGCATTATCGCTAGTGACTTTGCTAAGGCCGACCAAATGGGCCACGAGTTCCGAGGCAACCAATATTCACAAGGACAGGGTGGCGGTTCATCACCAGCGCGCCGTGTAGATGAGGGTCGTTGGAATCCCGGCGACTGGAATCCCGGCGACCACCCGGTTTTGCCACTACACCCCGACTTCCCCGAACACCGAGTAGGAAGTCCGTTCCAAACTAATCAGTGGGAGCCGCCAATACACAGAACGCCGGATGCGCCCTACACCACTAGGCCAACTATTTCACCAGACGGCCATCAAGAACCCGAAGCAGGCAATCCTTTCCGCTCTAACCAATGGCACCCAGATGGAACTCGCCTACACGGAATGCCAGAAATCACACAACCAGAACAAGGGCCATCTACTCATCAAGAGGGTGGCGTGGGAAACCGATTCAACCCCACTAGCCCAAGCAAAGTTCTAGATTACTTGCGCTCCAAGTATGGAGCCCGTGACAATGGCTAATGACTTCTTTGCTGAAATAGAGGCGTGGGTTCGTATTGCTAAGGCAAAGCCCGACTACACCGAGTTGATTTCAGACCGCAAAGGCGAGCCTGACAACCAGAAGTTATACGACCAAGTAAAGGCCGATGCCCAGAAGAAGTTTGATGTCTATCCATCAGCAGTGGCAAACGGCTGGGTCGTTCAGGAATACAAGCGTCGTGGCGGAACATACTCCAAGCCAGTAGCCAAAGGCGACTTACCGGGTCACGAGTTCCGTGGAAATCAATACACCGAGGGAACTGGAAAACTATCTGGCCGTGCTGATGATGTTGCCGATAGAGCAAATGACGAGGGTGCTAGCAAGTCAATCGCTGCGGAACACAAGAGCATCGCTGAAGGACACAAGAGTATCGCTATGGAACTCGCTGACCAAGCAGCCGAAATGCCACTAACACAAGCGGAAAAACCACTTGTGGCAAAAGCCGCTATTGACAACTTCAAGGCTTTTATTGCTCACGCTAACGCCGCAGACGCACACGAAGAAGCGGCAAAAGCACTTGCGAACGACCCACACTCGGAGAGTGCGCTAGATGCTGTGGAAGCAGCACAGCGCACTAGCGATGATGCCGCAACTGCGAGCGCCGAGGCTCACGGGGGAACCTCGATTGCCGCCAATTTGATGTCAGCAGACGCAGCAGCAGCCGAGGAAGAGACAAACAAACTGCCACAGACAGCAGGCTCTAGAGCGGCTCAAATCACTAGCGAGGCCCAGACAGCACCACTAAACGCTGCTGGTGCTGCGAAAGACCTCGCTACTAAGGCAAACGACCTTTACGAGAAGAACCAGATTGACAAGTTCGACAAGACTATGCCCGCTAGTGTCGCTTCCAAGATTGGAAAAGACCATTGGGATATGGCTATCGAACACCAAAAAGAAGCAGAGCGTTTGTCAAACGAAGACGAGACTCACCTCAACTCTGAAATCGGTCACGCCGACGCTTCTGATGAGCACTACAACGCCGCTAAACGGTGGGGCGTAGTTGCCGGTATGCTGAATGGCTCATACGGCCCAAGTCAACTCAATGTTGATAGCGCTATCGCTGCGGCCAAAGAAGCATCTGGCTCTGCTACTGATGCCTCTTCTAACATTATCCCAGAAGCGGCTCACGAAGACACTATTGCTCAAAACGGCGGTCCAAATGTCGCTAAGCCACTATACGGTTTTAGTGTCAAAAACGCAGGAAACATCAAGAGCGATGTCGAGGCGAGTTATATCGCTTCTGCCCTCCACGAACACCTAGTAATGGGTGCTGGACACCCAGACGACACAGAAGTTCGCACACCAGCGGATTACAAAGTGGGTGCGAGTCAGCACTATCAGTTGGCCCAGTATTACGCAGGGAAAGCACAAAGCGGCCCACAGAAAGCCGAATACCGAAAGGCTGCTGATGCTCATATTGCTGCGTATAAAGCCTGTGAAAAAGCGGCTAGTGCTGGAACGAAAGAGCCATCAAAGGCAAGCGTGGCTGCCGTTGCTGACGCAGCGAGGGTTGCCGATAGGGCATCGTTTAATCTGGGCGAAACCTATATGAACAATAGAAAGTAAAACAATGGCTAGGGATTTCTTTGCTGAAGTAGAATCGTGGATTCGTGTTGCCAAGGGCGATGTGGTTGGCCACGAGTTCCACGGAAACCAGTATCAGTCGGCTAGCGGGACGACACAAATCACTAGTGACTCGCAGGCTATCGCTGCTTGGCGAAGCGCTTCAGAAATCGCTGCTAGGGCTAACGCACTAGTTGATGGTATCTGGCACGACCCGGGTTCACCAGTATTACGAGATGAACACTCTGAAATAGCAGATGAACACTTTGAGGAAGCCAATAGGGTTCGTTCTACCAACCCAGCGTTGGCTGACGCCCACGTAGAGGCCGGCAACGCTCACGAGGATGCCCACAACGCTCACTCAATGGCACACACTTACATTAGTGATGAGAACGATGACCGTGCTGAAGCCGCAACTAGTAGGGCTATTCGGGCTAGTAGGAATGTCGAAGCACTAGCCAACGGAACTGCCCCCGCCCCAAGTGCTACTCCAACACCTACCCCAAACCCCAATAAGTTCTCGCACCCTTATCAGACTCAATACAGCGCGCCAAACTACCTAGCGCAAGCGGCCAAGAATGTTGCTGATAGGCATCTAGATGTTGCGGTCGCTGGCGATAAGCCAGAAGACCTAAACGCCCTTGCTGACGAGCACCAAAAAATTGCCGAGGGTCTTCGTGATGTCGCTGACCAGAAAGCGATTGCTGCTAGAACTGCCCAGACACAGGCGGCATCATTGGGCCGCCAAGACCCTGATGAGGGTGAGAAACTCGGAACCGGGCGTGAAGCAACGGAACGACCAGCCAATGTGACTGCTGAATCGCTAGCCGACAAGTATTCCCCAGCGGGCGCATCAAACTCGGATGCGAACCGTAATCGGATTGCCGGTATGACTTCTAGCCGTTTGGAAGACCTAAAGTTGGCCTCAAACTCAATGTCCAAACTTGCTGATATGAGTCACGGCTACGCATCTAGCCGAGTTCGTGGCGAATTGGGAAGTATCCGAGAGGCTATCCAAAGCCGAATCACAGACCTCAAGAACGAGGCAAAAGCCGGTGGCTCTAAGTTCGTTCAGGGTCAAGGAAACCAGCCAACTCGCACTTCTGTTGATTACAAGAACCTGATTTCCAAACTAACTAGTGCTTCTAAGTCCGTTTCTGAACTACGCACTGCTATTCGTAGAACGGCTCAAAGCACGAACCACTACTACCACTCTGGTCAATTTGCCAAGGATGCCCCAGCCGTAGCCGATAAGGTGGCGGACGCTACACAGGCCTACAACGATTTCTATCGTGGAACTGATGGCAAGGATACGGGCTACTTCGCAAATGACCGATTTAAGAAGTCGGTTGGCTGAAAAGTCACAACCCTGTGAAAGAATAGAACTATGGAAAACCTTGCTGCTGAAATCGAATCTTGGGTCCGAATCGCTAAGGGCGGGCCGGGCTCGGGAGATACCCCCGGTCACGAGTTCAATGGAAACCAATACACCGACGCGAGTGGTGCTATCGCGGGCATTTCCAAACTTCGTGGGCTTTCAGGAGAACTCAAGTCAATAGTTGATGAACTAAATGGCAAGTTTTACCCACAGGGATTTACGCTGCGAGCCAAACCAGCAGATAAGTACGACAAAGACAGAATGTATGGGGAAAACTCATATAGTTCTTTTGCGCGCTATGTCACCCCAGAGAAACTAAAAGAAACACAGAGCAAACTTGAGGGGTTGGCCGACCAAGTGGATTCTCTAGTTGCTGGAGTTCGCCGTTCAGCAGCCGTTCACTCGGACACATCACCCACGCAAGACAAGTTTGGTGGAGGCGAGTGGAAACTCGGACAAGACGAAGTTGGTAAGCACTTTTTAGAAGCCTCTAAGTCGCTTGAGGCTTTATCAGACAACTTGCGTGGTGCGGCATCCATAATGAGCCACTCGGCAAACAAGGCGGTTTCAGTCAAATCACCTCGCCCAATGGCGGATGATGGCTATCCTGCTTTCGGCTCTTCCGAACCAAAAGCCTTTGACGCCGTTAAAGGCGAGGATGTTCTATCAACGAAGTTGGCGATTTCACGCTATTCGGGTCACGAAAGCAGTTTGGGAGAACAAGTTGATGCGATTTCCAAACTCTTTGACAAGTCGGAACTATCGCTTTCTCGTGCGGCTATCGCTATAGCGAAAGACCCCTCAAAAGAACCTAACGAGGCAAAGGCCGCTTCTGATTCAGCCAAGTTCGAGTCGAAGTCAAAGGAGTACACTGCTTCTGCTGATGCTATGGAAAAAGACATTGAGGCTAAGTACGATGTGGTCAAAAAAGACTATGACCTCGATGAAGACGGTAGGCCTATTCGTTATGGCCTCCAACGCTCGGAAGAACTAGATGAATACGAAGAGGCAAAAGACAAGCAAGATGTCGTTCTCTCACGCGCCAAAGTAGCGGCGGTATCGGCTAGTAATGCCTACTCTGTAATGGCTCACTTTGCTTCGCAGCGTGGCGACACCGAAGCCGCCAAGCAAGCGCAAGAAAAAGCCAGTGAAATGCTGAAAGTGGCGCGCTATAGCGAATCTCGCTGGCCAGATGCGGTCAATCATTACGATGACTACGATGGCGAATAACAACAAATGTCATCTATCCAAGATGTCCGAAAGTTCCTTGTTAGAGAACGGTTTGTGGTCCTCAAGGGCGACTATGTTGGCCACCCCTTTCGTGGAAACCAATACTCCGACTTAGGCTCTGCTGAACACCTACAAGAAGCGAATAGAGCCGCTAGAGAAACGGATTCGCTCAAAAGCGAGGGCCGTCGTAGGTATGGTCGTTCTCACGGATATTCCCTTGATGGCGACCTAGCAAAAGCATCGCTCGATGCCCTTGACCACGTGGCATCAGCAAAAGCAAAAGTAGGCGTTCTTAAAACAACAATATCTGAACTAGAAGAAAAGATTAAGAGAAACGGTGGCGACCCCAAAACTCCGATAGACCGATTCCACGACTCCGTTGAGGTGCGACAACTCAAAGACAACTTACAGCGTTCCCAAGAACAGTTAAGCCATATAACTAGCGGGAATATGAAGTTCCGTATTTCTTGGAACAAGTCACTAACTGGCGAGCAAATAAGCAAGCAGGCCGCCTCCGCGCTGAATCGTGGATACAAGGAAGTTCTCAACAAATTATCTGCGATGCCCGGCGTGACTATGCCGAAAGCCAAGTCGCTTCTTGACAACAAGAACAACCCTCGCCCAGAGGCTCTAAAGGTTCTTCAGAACGATGTCAAGCAGATAGACTCAATCGCCAAGAAAGATGCCAAAACAGCGCAAGACGAAAGTGCGAGCCCAGAAGATAGGTATAACGCAACTGTCGGCTGGCGAAACTTATCGAAGAACGCCCTCTCTGCCCACACCTTTCTTGAGCAGGTCTATCGGATTAGTGGAGACACTACTAACCAAGATGCTGAATCAAAAATCGTTGAGAAAGCAAAAGCGTCTATTGGGAAAGCGGAAGAACACTACACAAATAATTTCGCTCAAATAACACTTTCATACGCCAAAGAGAGCATCGATAAGGCTAGTAAGACGATTGACCTAAGTGGAGTCAACCTATTCAGCATCAGCCCGGAACAGAAACAAACGATTTCCGATGCAAAAAGTCTTTACTCGAACGCCTACAGAATACTTAGTGATGCCAGACTAGGCAATACTGATGAGGCTAGGTTGGCAAGAGACAATTCTCGCCAAGCAAACGCACTCCTAAATACTGCTAGGGCTAACGAACTAAAGGCGACCCTAGACGAGTCAATGAAGAACATAGGTAAGGCAACTGCTGATAAGGATGCCTATGAGAATACCCAAAAGGCAGAGCGCGATTATCGCACTTACCAATCGGCGGTTGGCGAGGCTAGGGCGAATTGGAACGACCTAAAATCTAACTACGGTGGTGCTTCATCACCAGAGTTAAAAGCAAAAGCACAGAGCAACAATGACGGATTAGAGAGCCAACTAGAACTCGTGCAAAAGACCGTTGGTTTGGCTATCGGTAAGGAATACCTAAAAACGGCTGGTGACTCCCTGAAGTTCGTTCGTGAAAACCTCGGAAACACAGACCCAGCCGTGGCGGAAAAGGCCGACAAACTTATTACCGAAGCCTCAAGTGCGGCAAATACAGCAAGAGGGCTATTCTCAAAAGAATCTCGCTACTATTCAGGAACCGCAACAGCGATAAGTGGTTTGGAAAACGAGTGGAATCAGGCATCTAGGTTTGAGAAAGAATGCACCGCCTACGCCAATGCTGTTCGTGGAACTTCTCTTTTGGAAAAAGGTCTAGCGGAAACAAGGAGTATGCCCGAAAAGGTGGATATGAGTGACATCGGCCAAGATGACCCCAATAGTTATGTATCCCTAAAGGCTAAAGCCGCGGGAACTTTGGATGACTCGTTCGGCTACCTAATGCGCGGAGTTGAAACAATCGAATTCTCCGACCTTTTCAGCAAAGACGAAAAACAAGAACTTATTGGCAAACTTAAGGACCAAGCCACCCAAGCGGGTAAGGAACTTGCCGATATCAACTTTAAGTTCTATAGAGATGGTCTTGACTCTATGGTTGTCAACGGTAGTAAGGAATTGGAAAAATCCAAAGACACCAATGACGATAACCCTATGTATGCCTCTACTAAGGCAGAAAAACTATTGGTGCAGGCTACCTATCTTGCTGATTCTATAGAAAACAGTATCGCTCACAAGGAACTTAGTGGTTCGCTACTAGTTGGTCACTTCCAAGACAAGACCCCGCTACAACTCAATTCCGAGCAAGTAAAGCAACTCAAGGAAACCCTCGCCAAGCATAGTGTTGCTGAAATCCAGCAAAAAGCCGATGAAGCGAAGCAAGGCCAGCGCGCTTTCTATCGCCTACGCCAATACGCCCTGTAATTTATCAACTATGGTCTATTATCTATAACGAACGCAAGGGAGTTGCCTATGTCTGATGAAATCCTCAACGCCGCATCCGAATGGATTGGCTCTGTGAACAAGGGTCTTTACGGCGCACTCTTTAACGAGTCGCTCACCTTTGGTCAGGACAATGCCGCTAAGGCCGAGTCACTCTACGCAGTTGCCCTCACTGCTGAAATGGCTGGCGACAAGGCTAAGGCGACTAACGCCCTTATGACTGCTTCGCAACTCCACCTCACTTCTGCCGACTACTACTTACGCGCCTCTTCTTACGGAACGATTGAGCGCACCCAACTACTCGCCCTCTCACAAGAACAAAAGGCACTCGCACAAAAGGCGATTGAGGCAGTTCATCTTCTTGAGAACACTCCTGCTGAATCAACTACCGATGCTGGTCTTGATGGCGTGACCGTTGATGAGGCCGACACTTACCCTATTGATACTGCGAACAACCTAGATGCCCGTGACCACGCACCCGACCTGCCAGATATGTATAAGTCAGTTGGCGGGTTTGCTGAAATCGCAGAAGACGGCGTAGAGGTTTGGAACTTCGACATCTCAAAGGGTGACACACCCGGCCACGAGTTCCACGGTAATCAATACGCTAGTGCTGGCGAAATCGCAAATGCTGTTCGCCAACTACAGGCAAAAAGCGATAAGTATGACGGCAACGGTTTTGCCGATGACGCACAGCACCATTCAGAAATGGCACAAGGACACCGTGCGATTGCTGAAATGCTAAGGCAACGAGCCGCCGGTCTTGTATCCGAGGGCAAAGTTGCTGGAGGCCAAGTTTTGCGAGGCCTTGCCCGTGACCACGAAGAGGCTGCTAGTAAGCACGATTACGCTGCAGAAGCCGCAAGAGAGTTTAACGGTATGGGAAGCGGACCTAAGCCAATGGAGGATTACACCCCACATATCGCCACAGAAGACTCCGAGGATACCAATGAGGCAACTCTAGATGCACTAAATCCAGAGACTCGACAATTACCACAAAGTGCAAATAGTTCTAGTGTTCCCGGCGAAACTCTTGCTGAAAAGGCTGCGACATTACACGCTGACTCTATTAGTGGCGGGGAACACGGAGACTTTATCCCAGACGCAGAGCACAACAAATTAGCGAGCGACCACGCTGCTATTGCCGCTAACTTACGTGACCGAGCGGCGCAAATAACTGGTTCACCAAAGGCTAAGGCCGCCTACCTAGAGGGTGCTGCAGCACACGACAAGGCTTCTGCGGCCCACCAACAGGCCGCTCTTGCCGCAAAACTCGCTATTAAAACCGCAAACCGACCAGAGGGAGAGGCGACTCAAGAACTTTGGTTTGACAGAAGTGAAGAGGCCGCTAAAGCATCTGCCGATGCTGAAAAGGTTGCCCCAACAAGCACTAGTGGCACGACTACCCAAGTCACTAGCGAGGCTCGTAGCAACCCCTCAAGCGTTAAGTACATCAAGCCAGTCAACCTTACGGCCGCTAACACCTTGCGTGAAAGGGCCGCAAGTCTCGCTTTGGAAACAGGGCGCACCGTGCCAAACCAAGCCTTCGTGCAAGAACACACTCAAATCGCTAAGGAACACACGAAACTTGCAAAGGCAAATGACAAGGCTGGAAATAGCGATATTGCCGAGGCCCACCGAGATGCCGCTCACGCACACGAGGTTGCCGCTGCTTTTACTAAGGATGCTATTGGGGTTTCACCAGACGGAACCGACCAAAAGGCTATTGATGCCGAGCAGAAGAGCCAAGAGGCCTTTACCGCTAGTGGTGAGGCCGCTCGTCTTGAGAGAGCCAATATTTTCCCCGACACTAGTTCTTACTGATACTAGAAAATCCGTGCGAAACCCCTTTGAGATAGAGGAACTCCTAAAATCCCCGCTTTACAAGCAGGTAGTTGACGGAGTGGTGAAACAGCCTCGCTATATGCCTTTGGCCGAGCAACGCAAACACCCACAGGATTTCGGCTGGCTAGATGATGCCGTGCCAGATGACTATGTATTCCCAGAGGAAGACTCCGAAGACCCTATGGGCGAATCACCTCTAGGGTAGGTAAGCAATAGCGATTTGGAAATCGTAGTGTAGCCTTTCTCGTAGAGCGAAAGGAACTCCTTTTATGAATATTGGCGACCGATTCAAGCCGGTTTACACCCCACGCAACCAAGCATCTATTGATGCCGAGATTGCCAGCAAGCAGATTGCTAAGGCTGCTCGTAGTGAGGTTGAGGCTATGTCATTACTAGACAACGCTAACTTCCGTCTTCGTAAGGCTACAGAGTCTTTGAGCGAAGCACAGGTGGCTTACTTTGCCGCCGTTGAGAAGTCAGCAAGCAACGCTACTGAACTCCGTGCTGTCTACAACAACGCACTTGCCGGATTCCGTGACAGCGAGAAAATCGCCGCTATCGCTGCTGATGAGGTTCGCAAGGCTAAGGCCGCTCTCGCAGGTCTTCGCAAGAAGGCTTCTATGGAAGATGACTATGAGGATGACTCATCAGACGATGACTCATCAGAGTACGATGAGGATGAGAAGAAGAAGTCTTTTGGTGGCTCTAGCGACCAAGAAGATGCTGCTGATGCTATGGCTGGCGATGACCCAGAGGGCGCAGTAAAGGTTCTTGACTCACTTGCCGACACCCACGAGCGCCTCGCAGGTATGGCTCGTAAGACTGGCAATATGGATGCTCACTCGGCTCACGCTGCTGAAGCCGGTCGCATTCGCTCAAAGATTGTTTCTCTTCGTGGCAAGGCCAACAACAAGGAAGTTGTAAAGTCTGCTTCAGATTTCATCACTAAGCGTGAGTTCTCTGACACCAAGCGCGCTCAACTCGCTGATTTGCTTGAAGACTGGAAAGTTTCTAAGGCTGCAATGTTGATTGTTTGCCCATCTTGTATGGGTGACGGTGGCTCGTGCTGTGAAAACGGAATGATTAGCCCCGATGACCTTTCAGACCACGTTCAGTTGGCAGACGAGATGCCAGTTGCTATGAGTGCTTTCAGCACCTCTTCGCTTCTGACCCGTGACTTCCAAAAGTCGGCCGCTTACCAAGAGTATGTCTTGGCTAAGGGTGATGTTGATGGTCACGAGTTCCACGGAAACCAGTACACCGCAGGTGGTGGCGGAAAGACTGCTCAAGTCGCTAGCAACTCGCAGACCGCACCAAAGACCGATGCCGAGCGTTTGGGTAATGTCCCGGGCGCTAGCAAGGCACTACTCACTCAAGATGCGATAGACAAGTTCCAAAGTGGCAAGATTGACCACAAGGCTTTGGCAAAGGCTCACGATGCTCTTGCTGCTGCCCACCTTTCTGCCGCTAAAGAGGCACGGCTAGTTGGTGACAAGAAAGGTATCGCCCTCCACATCGCCGCCGCCAACGCTCACCTTTCTGCCGCTACTGCCCACCTAACTGCAGACGGAGAGGGCTACGAGCCCTATGTTGACAAAAACGGTAATGAGGTCAAGACCGAGGGTATGTCATACGGCGAACTAGCCAACTTGCCAACCGCTTCAGACCGACTTTCAGCAAACGCCGCTGATGCTTCTAAGGCCGCAGACAAGCACGATGTAGAGCAGGAAACCGCTCAAATCACTAGCAACTCGCAGACAAAGCCAAGTTCGGGTATTGAGGGCAAGACTCTTGCTGAAAAGGCGGCCAATCTTGATGCTATGGCTACCAACCCGGATTCTGAACACGAGCCGGGAGAACTCCACCGAGACTTGGCCGATAGCCACCGTGCTAAGGCTGCGGAACTTACCGCCTCTGGTGACACGGGTGGTGCGGCTCTCCACACTATTGCTGCGAACGCCCACGACAAGTCTGCTGACCTTGCCGACAAGTCCATAGATGCTCAAATCGCTAACGCAGATGGCAAACTCAGCGATGATAAGGCAGAAAAGGCACAAGAAAAGTGGCTTGATGCTAGTTCACAAGCCGCTAGCAAGTCTGCAATTGCTGAAAAGGCCGCGCCCACTAATGCACAGACAAAAACTGCTCAAATCACTAGCGAAGCCCGCGCCGTTCCAGTCAAGCCCGGCCAAGCCGCACAGACCCGTGACCCCAACTGGAACCCACGCACTAGTGGCGCGTTGATAAATATGCCAAAGGCGGGAACCCAAAAGGGTTTTAACACCATCGTTGGTGGCTACGAAAAGAACATTCCAGTTCAACTTGGACTCGCTAAGCAAGCAGAGGAAGAATCAAAGAAAGCCGTTGCTGATGGCGACCTTGAGACTGCCACTGCGAAGATGGAAGAGGCTGTGAAGGCTTATGAGGCCGCCGCCGGAAACGCTCGTGGAATCTTTATGATGCACGAGAAGTTCCAAGGTCAGGTCAAGCAGGCAAACCCTGAAGACCCAAAGGTAGCCGCTTTCCGTGAACAGGCTCGTTCTATTCGTGCTAACGAAAAGGCTTCGGCACAGGAAAAGGCTGCTGAACTTGGAAAGAAGTTTAAGGAACAAGAGGCCGCCAAAATCGCCGCTGCTAAGGATGCCCAGAAAATCGTAGGCGAGTAAGAGCCTTAGTGTTCTAAGGTTTACTCGTGAACTACAAAGATATTCTCTCTATCCTTAAGGCTGGCGTTGCTGGTCAATCTGGTGATAAAGACGGTCACGACTTTCGTGGCAATCAATGGACTGTTATGGGCCCTTGGGGTCAACCAGTTCCACGACCCCGTGACCCAGCGACTAACAAGCCCCTAAAGGGCGCAGCGTTGGCTGCTGAATTGGCACGACTCTATCCGAGCCCGAACACGCCTATTCCAAACGCCCCTAAAACGACTGCCAAACCAGCCCCACCAAAGGTATCTGGCTCGACCCCTAAATCACCAAAAGCCCCCAAAGCACCAAAGGCTACGCCAGCACCCGCACCAACCCCTACACCGGTCGCTACAACCCCTACAACGCCCCCTAAGCCCGTTGATGAAGCACCAAAGGCCGAAGCCCCAAAGGTAGAGGAAGTCAAGCCAGAAGAGCCTAAAAAGGTCGAGGATAACCGAGTTATCACGGAAGAGGGTCAGAAGTCTATTCAGGAACGAATTGCCGATGCTGAAAAGTGGGAACCCAAAACTGATTTGGAAAAGCGGGCTTCCGAAGCCGCCTCGAAAATCGCCGCCGCAATCCTCGTTCCAAAAGAACGCCGACCCCTATTCGTAAAGAATCTCACTACGGTTCTCACCCAGCCAAAGGCTTTTAGAGATGCCGTTGCACAAGCCAAAACCGTAGAAGTCAACGACCGTGTTAGAGACAACGCAGCGATGCTGAAAATGATTGGCTTTACGGGTCTTCCAAAGGTCGTATCGGAAGCAGAGTTTAAGGCCACACCCGGCAAGGTTGCCTACTCTGGTCTTTCGTACACTCGGAGTTCTACCCAAACACTTCAGCAGAAGTTAGCGACGCTTTACAACGGGGAGTTCCCACGCTACGGCGGTCCTATGTTCGGTGCGGCGTTCTACACATCCGAGAGCAAAGATGTGCCGGTTTCATACGCCCAAAAGAATGGGGCTAGTGGAACAAATACCTGTATCTTTCGCAACAAGTTAGTTGACCCCAACAATGTCTATAACGCATCTGGCAACGGCCCAATGATTAAATTGGATGTCTTATCAGCAACGGCTAGGGAAGACCACGGCAAGTATTCGGCTATGGACCACCCTGACTACAATCTCCGAGAAATTATGTCGGATGCTGGATACACCGATGACGAAATCAACCGAATTGATGGCAAGGGAAGCCAGCAAGGTATCTTTAGTGGCGACAACAACTGTAAGAGTATCGGCCCAGCCCTAGCGGGATACGACGCGCTGAAAGATGTCAACCACAACTACACAATGGTTCTGAATCGTGGGGCTATGGTTCTTCCTGACACCTACGCAACCAATATCCAACATCAAGGTTCGTTTGGGCCAGAGGGAGCAGCAAATGTGGCTGACAATGTTCCTGTGGATTCGGCTTACGCAATCTCCGTGCCTACGCCAAAAGCACCCGAAGATGATGAGCAAGATGTCGCTAAAGGTGAATCTGATGGACACCCTTATCGTGGCAACCAATATGGGCCGGGCAAGAGTGATGGCACTCCTGAAAAGCCAAAGCCACTACCCGGGTCTGAAGAAGAAACGGAAGAGGTAGTAAAGAAACTCACCGAGGATATGAAGTTGCCTCCTGCTGTTATCCGTATGGGTATCCAAGTAGCCCGACCACTTCTCGCAGAAGCCGCTAAATACGAACCGGCTATCACCAAAGCGATTTCTCAATCCGTAAAAGAGAGTGGCGGAACTCGAAAGCGCGCTCAATCTGCCGTAAAGTCACTCTCTAGTGCTACCGAAAAGGCGGTTAGGGATACCGCCGATTCTGTCCAAAAGGGCTTGACTGCTGAAATCACATCTAACTCCCTTTCCAAAGAAGCCGGAGAAATCCACGACCTCGTTCGCTACACGGTTATCTGGCCACAAAAGGAAATGGCAAGCGGCGTAAACAAGATGATACAAAGCCTTTCCAATAGGGGCTTCGTTCCATACAAAGACGAGAACGGCACGGAAATGGTGAAAAACTACTTCCACGACAGGCCGGGAAACTCCTACCGAGGCATCAACGCAAACTTCGTTGACCCCAAGAGTGGAATGGTATTTGAGGTTCAGTTCCACACACTCCAAAGCCTTGATACTGCTGAAAAGATGCACAAAATATATGACAGTATTCGCAAACTAGATAAGACCGACCCAGCCTACGAAAAGGGGCAGGAAAAGATGCGAGCGGGCTTCGCACAGGTCAAAATCCCACCGGGAATTGACTCGGTTGGAAATGTCTGGTTCAAGAAGGCTATAATTTAGGTATGGATTGGATTTACTACGAACGCCGATACAAAGACGGCTCTTTGGCCGCTGGGTATCGCTATGACAACGAGCATCGTGGTGAAATCCTTACGGCTAACGGCTGGCAACACTCCGACAACTTCTTCCACAAACTAATCACGGGCGACAACGCCCTACGCCAATTAGGGGCAATCCCCGGTTGGGCCTATAACGAACAGGGAAACTTGATTCAGTAGGGTAAAGTATCGGGAATCCTAGTTTGGAAAGGCCCGTTATGACTTCGGACATCAATGCTGAAATCTTGGCGTGGGTCCGACTAGCAAAGGCTGGCGATACCAAAGGTCACGCTTTTCACGGCAACCAGTATCAAGAGGGCGAAAGTGGTGGCGAAGCCCCAGCCCGACAGGTAGATTCGAGTCGCTATCAGGCAAACGGTCGCTACGGAACTGCTGAAACCACCGAATCAATCAAGCCGACAGTTGCCGAAAAGCCAAAGCCCGCCGAACTTCCAAACCACGACACCCGCATAAAGAGCGACCCAGCCGATACTTCTCCAAAGGGCATAAAGAATTGGGCTCGAGAAATCCACTTCGCGCTCACTCGTGGCGAGCAACCCATTATCTCCGCCCAGCACTTCCCCGCCTTGATTGCTGAAATGGCCCGAACTAACTCAAAGGGCAACGACATAACCAACATCCGTATTGACGGAACTCGCCTTATGGGATTAGACGGAAAGGGCTACTCCCGCAGCAAAATGCCCCAAATTGACGAGAGCGAACGCCCCCAATTCCTAAAGGATATTGAGAAGTCAGACGGAATCACCGTAAAGCCAATGTCCGTTGACCCCACGACCCTAAAGCCAATCCAAAAGGAAATCAACGGCGACAAGTCTGGGGCGATTATGAAGAAGAACCCAGATGGTATTCCCGACAATATGCGAATCTTGGTTTCCAAAGATGGCTATGTAGTGGATGGACACCACACTTGGGCCGCTGCCGTTGCGCTGAAATTGGCAGGAAAGTCGGCTCAATTCCCGGTCTATCAACTCTCCTGTGACTGGAAGAAAGCGATGGATGTCGGCCTCGCTTGGGATAAGGAACACAATGTTCCCCTACAAGGATTTGATACCAAGCCACCGGTTTTATCAAAATCCGTGAAATAATAGGATTATGACGAACGCATCAGATTTCAGCAGAGGCAATTTGCTTGGCCCAGATGGGGTTTATCGTGAGTTCATCAAGGGTGATTTCTCTGGCCACGTCTTTCGTGGCAACCAGCACTCGGTCGGTGGCGTAGGTCACTTCGACCCTTGGCGCGCAACCCTAATGACTATCTGTGCTTCGGGCCACCAGAACACCATCGGCGTTCCCCCAACTTGGATTGAGCGTGATGCTCAAGGTAAGCCAACTGGTCAGTTCACGGCGGGAACCCAGAGCCGTATGTGCGCTACTTGTTCCAAACCTCTACCTAACCGTTGGAAGTTGATAAACGGACAGAAGTTTATTCAGCCCGACAAGCAACCCGTGACGAGCGCAAACCAATGGCTTTACGGTGGAGTAAAGAACTATGTCAAGTAGTTTGGAAAAGCAAGTCTTCCAGCCGAACTTCGTAAAGTTCACCAACACGGAAATCGTTGACCGCAACCCTATTTCTGGCACGACTTTCTTTGGAAACCAGAACAACGGCTTCCAACTCGTTAAGTTTGCTGATGGCTCTAACGGAGTTGAGAAGCGACTCAAGCATTGGGTCGGGAACAAGACTGGTCGCCTCTATCGTGGCGAACTTCTCGGTGCGCAGGAATACCTAGCGGCTCGTGTGGGCGAAGTAATGAACGCCCCTGTCCGTGACTGCCACTTCACTAGCAAAGACGCACAGAGTATCGTTATGCCGTTTATTGATGGGCGCTCTGGTGCTGAAATGAACGATAAGGATATCCCCGACACTCCACAAGGAGTAGCCCTACGACTATTTGACTACCTAGTAGCCAACGCCGACCGACGCCCCAAGAATATTATGTTTGCTGATAACGGAAACATAGTGGGTATTGACCACGCCCTTTGTAATTTCCGGCCTCGTGAGCCTAAGCCAGAGTTGATTACTATCCTTTGGAACGGCGGAGTCACCCTAAGTAGTTTGGAAATCCTAAAGCCAAAACTACTTGCTCTCGGTGGTTTGTTTTCCCAAATGGGTATGACAGAACAGTTTGGAAACCTAATCGGCAACCTCGACCGATTGATTGCGGCTTTCACCAAAATCCAAAATATCGCGGTGGCTAAGGCCGCCTTTGACTCACAGACCCCACCACAAGCCGTTCAACAAGCAGCGAAACAGGCTTTGGAGTGGATAGCAGACGGCAAGGCTGGTAGGAACTTTACCTCGGTAGGTCGTAAAAGGGCTTCAGACCTCGCTCACGGACACCCAATATCCCTAGAAACCCTAAAGCGTATGAAAGCCTACTTTGATAGGCACGGCGTTGATAAGCAGACCCCACATTGGAACGAGCCAAGCCCCGGCAAGGTGGCGTGGTATGCGTGGGGTGGAGATGCTGGCTACTCGTGGGCTAAGAAGATGGTCGCTCGTGCTGAAAAGGCCGCAGAAGCGGTCCGTAAAGATGCCGACACCGATAGGAAAAAAGCGGACGCGAAACTAAAGGAAGCAGAAGCACTAGCGGCAGAAGCCTTTGATTTTCGCCGTAGGGAACACTTTGAGTCGGCCGCCAACGCTCACGCCAATGCCTCACGCTTATTCTTTGAGGCTTCCAAACTCTACGGAAATGACGAGAATGGTGATGCCGTAAGCGCACTCGCTAGGGGAAACTCGGAGAAAGACCTAGCCGAATCCGCCCGATTTACAGACCAGATGGGCGAACAACACAGTCCTGCTGAAATCCACGATGGAACTTGGGTGGATGGGGGTGCTTGGGCTGGCGGAACCGACCCGGTGGAAAAGGGAGATGTCGTAGGTCACGAGTTCCACGGCAATCAGTATGCGGCAGGTATCGTTTCCAAACTAGATGCTGGCGAGAGCCCCGAAATCGCTTCTGCTGATTTGCCCGGTCTGGTTTCTGGCATCCACGACTTAGGTTCTCGTGGTCACGGATACGACATTACGAACCTAAAAGTTGATGGAGAAAAGCCTTTCCAAACTGACCACGATGCTGATTTGCTTCGTGAGCATATGCCCCAAATACTCCCAAGCCAACGAGCAGAGTTCCTCAAGGATATTCAGAGCGAATACGGAATTGTAAGCAAGGCAGAAGAGGTCAACCCCAAAACCCTAAAGCCCTCACAAACAGAGATTGATGGTTGGAAGACGGGTGGCGTTTATAAGGAGTTTGCTGAAAAGGGCATACCCGCCGAGCGCGCTCCACTCGTTTCTAGCGACAACTACATTATTGACGGACACCACTATTGGTCGGCGGCAATCGCCCTAAAAGCCGCAAACCCCGACTACAAACTCCCTATTCGCCGTTTATCCTGCGACCTAGACACGGCACTAAAGGTTGCTAACCAATGGCACGACAAGGTTGGCAACCCACGCCTATCGCTGGGCGATACCCAAGTTTCCAAATCAGGAGTAGCCGGACAGTCTGGTGACAAAGAGGGCCACGCCTTTAGAGGCAACCAATGGTGGATGATGGGGCCAGACGGAGTTCCAGTTCCACGCCCTCGAGCGCCTAAAACCGATACGGGAGACAAGACACCAGCGGCCCCTAAAGCCCCAAGGGTATCAACCCCACGCGCTCCAAAAGCCACGCCAACTGCTGAAACGCCTAAGCCTATCTACCAAGAAGACCTCAAAGTTCCATACGGCAAGGGAGTTATTCCGCCGGGCTGGAAGAAAACTGGCACGACTTCGGTAGTTATCCCGTCTAGAGATTGGAGTAAGCCGCCGAAGATAGTTAATTGCACAACCTTTTCTTCAGCAAAGGGCAACACCGCTATTATCGGCACAAGAGCGCGTGGGTGGAAGATAGGCGACCGATACACCAATACCGTCTTGATGACGATTGACAGATTTGCTACGGGAAAGCAAGTTGAGTTTGTTCACACTCTAAGACAAGGCGCGAACACCCTTGCTTCTGTCTCTTTGGGAAATCCAAACTCCCTAATGATTGGCCGCTATGGAATTATTGGTAGAGACTTAAAGGCGGGCATAGAAAAGTATCGCCCCAACTACCAAACAGATGATATGACACCAGAGGCAATCAAGGCTCAAGCCGATTGGGATTCCCTAAAGGATACGGCAGTCGCACAGGCAAAGGGTGAAATCAACACCCAAGAGGGTCGTGATGCTTTGGATAAGGTCGAGGCAACGCTTCAGGCTGCTGATAATTCCAATTTGGCTAAGGGCTTTACGATTGACAAGTTGGGCCGAACTTGGAACACGGGCGACCTATTTATGTCCTCCCAACGCCGTATTGAGTCAACGATTATCCACGAACTAGGCCACTCCAACTTCTTTAGTGATGGCAAAAAAATAACCGATGTAATCCCAGAACTCCAAAAGTCTTTGGGTAGCAAAGTAGACCTTTCTAAAGAAAACGAGAGCGGCAAAAGGGATTTCGTAAGAAACATCAAGACCCCCGCCCTCAATTTCGGTGGAAAGACAATAGTTCCTAGAGGTGAAGTTAAAGACTTTCTAGATAAACACGAGCCCGGCATCTACCCTCTCTCGTTGGATACAACGAAAGCCCTCAAAGCGATTGGTGGAACCAAATACGGAACGAGCAGTCTCCAAGAGTTAGGTGCTGAATCGTTCGCCCAATTCCAACTAGGGATAACCCAATCGCCCATAACCCAAGCCTTTGCTACCTCTCTCGGCTGGCAACAGGCTGGAACTACGGTAGCCAAGTCTGGTAGCGTTGCTGATATGAGTCAATCCCAATCCCCCAATGTTTACTACTCGCCAGAGTTCGGTGGGGAAGTCGCACGGGTATTCCTAGAGGATTCCCTTGATGGCCCACGCCTTGTGGTTGGTGATTCGGTGGAAAACTACGGCCACCCAGACCAGACTGACGACTCGACTGAAGACGAGGAATAAGAAACCCCCCAACCGAAGTTAGGGGGTTTCAGCGACTAGGCAGTATCCGGTTCCGAAAGCGACATCCGGCTAGGCTTGCGGACCGGTGGCTCTCGCCACGCAGCGTTCAAGGTTCGCCCCGTGTCCGTCCTTTCAGCGGCGGATACTACATAAGTAATACTATACCCCTATCTAGTGTTTGTCAAGTCTTTATCCCCACTATTTTCGGGCTCTCCAACGGCATAAATCCTTGTAAATAAAGGGATTTCAGCAGTTGCTTGCTTCGGATACCCCAACCGACTAGGATGGTTAAAACCCCCAATGGGCGACCAAAGGAGGCGTTGTGACAAGCAACCCTGTAGTAATGCGCAGTGTTATTCGTAGTATCTGGCAAGACTTATGTGATGGTGTCGAAGAGATGGGCGCGAAAGCGGCCTCGGCGGTGGCT